CCTGCATTAATTCGTTTATAAAACGTCGACGGGAAACACTTACCGGGACCAATGTTGTACGGACAGAATGACGCGATCCCCGCTTTCTGGGGTTCGCTCAATGGCACTTTGATGTTTTTCTCCACCCACGCCAGCGCCTTATCACGCTCAATGGCGTTAACCTGGTCGCATTTTTCCTTCGACAACTTCATGCCCGGAACGACAGGTTTGCCATCCACCATGATGGCACCACGGCAGATGGTCCAGATACCTGCACCATCACGGTATGCCGTGGTGTGATTGCCTTCCTTTTCATCCAGAAACTGATCGAGAATGTCAGGCGCAGACGCACCAGCGGCAATCAGCGCCAGAACGGCAGCCGACAGGCCGTATTTGATTTTGGTGTTCATGGATATTTATCAGGGTTTATCGATTTCAAATCCCTGGATATGTTAAGTCTTCAGGCCAGCGGTGGAGTCTTCAGAGAACCAGTAATTATTCCCGGTAGTTTTCCTCTGTAGGTTATCAACACATCCTGCGCCTCTAAAATTACGGGGCGCTTTTCCGGCAACGGACCATCCCCTTCACATAACCCGGCAGCAACATCCATGAAAAACTGCTTCGCCTGCTTTTTCGCCTCAGCTTCGTAAAACTCCAGCGTGGCATCTTCAGTACGGTCAAGACTAATCGCCACATCTGGCAACAACAGTGACGGATACCCACCAATTTCCAGTGCCACAGTAACAGTAATCTTATTCGGGTAATTATTTATCCCTTTAACAACCAGTTCGTATTTTTTCTTCATCGCTTTACTCTCCCCGCGCCGCCTTACGACGGTCCTCTCTGATTTTGAAATACAGGTTAGTCAGATATGTCAGCAGCCCAAACAGCAGACTCCCCAGCACGCCTATTGCCGCCCACTGAGACGGGGAAACCCTGTCCAGCAACTGCAGGAACCAGTAGCCCGTTCCCACCGCTGACGTGGTGTATGACACACCTGTTGTGATTTTTTCCATCTGGTCCATACCCCGTCTCCCGTTATCCGGAAGCTGACAACAATAAAAAAAGCCACCAGTTAAGTACTAATGGCTCTGATAACTCATGCAGGCATCTCAGACGACCCACTGACACTACCGGTGAGTTTAACGATACCTTCCATTTGGCTGGCTCACTTTTTATGATGATGCCGGTGCATTTATCTCCAGCACCAGACTTTCTATCTCAACGCCATACGCTGCATTTTTGGTAATATCCGTCAGCGTCAGCGCATTCAGCCCCAGTGTCAGACTGTCTTTTATGACCTGGAATGCCGGGCCAGCCACTCCATTCAGTTTCGGAGTAACCGTGGCACTGCCGGCGGTGAACACCAGTTCCAGCGTCTGCCAGTCATTACTGTAATTCCCGAACTCGCCCAACTTTGTGTTTCCTGCTTTCTTGTGATGCATCAGATTTAGTTTGCCGTCTGTGGTCTGGGTGAAGAACGACATCAGGAACGGGTTACCAGTCCCGGTCATCGCCACGACGTCAGGTAACGCTACATCGGTATACAGATAAATTCCCAGGCCGAACTGGTTGTTGGTCAGTGCGCCTGACAGTCGAAACTTACAGGTCAGTCTGCCGCCCTGTGTCAGCAGGGTAATTGCGTCATCCACCGGATGCGTCAGGGACCAGGTTTTATTGCTCTGCTTGGTGATCTTAAATACACCATCTGACAACTGAATTCCGCCATCTTTAATGCTCCAGCCCTGCGCAGCAGCCTCTCCGGCTGCCGGCAGCAGGGAGATTGTGCGAACGGACGTATCTGCAGACGGACCCGATGGCGTGTTGCCGCCGGGCGAGGGTTTGATTTCCGGTGCCTTACCACTGATGAAGGCTGAGGTGCGCCCGGCTGCGTTCAGAATAGCGGTTGCCAGACGATCCGGAATAATGCTCCTGCGCGCCCATGAACTGAAATGTGTCGGGCGGTTTGATGATACCTGGTTTCCATTCGTTCTCGATGCCGCACCGTAATATCCTGATGCCGGAATATCCGGATCTTCTGCCGGCGCGTTAGTGGCGGTATTGACGCCGTTACCGTCTGTCATGAAGGGCACAAAATAAACGCCCTCACTCTCCCTGTTTTTATACCCGCCGTACACGGTGTCGTACTGGGTAGCGTATGTATTTTTCCAGTAATACGTCGTGTCACCACAAACCCACGGCACATCTGCAGCACTGCCACCATGGCACTGCGCGTTAAACACGGAGAGGTCAGCACGAAACTGTGTCAGCATGGCTGTAAACAGCGCAGGTTGCTGTGCGTGGGTGGCGGCGCTCATGTCAAACTCACCCTGCATCCAGCAGACGGCCAGCAGAACGTTTTTGGGATTTTTCTGCAATGCCGCTTTTGTGCGGGAAATCAGATCCTGATATAACGGCTTGCCCACCCCCCAGCGTGCCGAATCCTGACTGGCCCCCGTGGACTCGCTGAATGTCCCCTCCGCGCCCTGGGTAAATGCCGAACCACCACGACAGCATGGTACCAGCAGGATCCCCGCGTTATTCGGGATATACGGGAGCAGTTTTTTGGCAATATGTAAACCCTGACCGACACAGCCGTACTGCCCTTTGCTCAGGTCAGCCCTCGGATGATTCAGCGTACTCATATCCTGCACATCATGCAGACAGTGGTCAGCCGGAATAATATCGTTATATCTGCAGGCAGCCCCGCCCGGCGTCACTGTACTGCGGCGCGCCAGCTGTTTAATGCGCGGATCCGGAGCATCGTATGAATCCGGCAGCGGAAGCCCTTCACCGTAAGCCATGGCATTGGACTGCCCGGCCAGTACGATGACGTAGTACCAATCCGGCTCAGTTGCACCACTGACCACCACATCACCTTCTGCTGTAATCGCCTGCATCAGAGTATAAGGGGTTATGGCCACCGGACTACCAAACGGCTGCCAGCCCTCTTTCAGTTTATGTGTCAGCTTTTCCGCAAGATCTGACGGCGACGCCGCCCTGACAACATCATAGTGTTTAAATACCATGGTTCTTTCCACCATCTGAAAAATAATTCTTTAAAATACCTGACATGTAATACAGAAAAAACACAAAACCATACCTTAAATAAAAACCTGATTATCAAGCAGATATGCATGGATAAACTACAAGACGAGATATAAACCACCCTGTATTTAAATAAACAATAAACAACATCAGAAAAATAATTCTGCTCTATGGTTTAATTCAAAAATATCATTTATACTTTTCAGAACATCACCAGCAAGGCATAAACAAGGAAAGTAAATGAAGTGGATTGTGATTGATACAGTTATCCAGCCATCATGCGGAATATCTTTTTCAGTCATATGGAGTAAAATAAAATTAATAATCTGGTATCAATCGGATGCTTTCTTACCTCCTGAAAGTATATTTACACTGACTCACACAGGCATCATGCTCAATAACAAAGTGCTACCTGTAACCATTTACAACGTAGTACCATTCAATAAAACATTCTGGAATTTAATCAAAAACAGCCAGGAATGCCCTACAAATACAGATAACGTATTGAATGAATGCTTTAATAATCGTTGCACTCTGCAAATATGTCCTTATGGACTAAAACAACAAAGTCCATAAGGAGTTTACTCACATCTGACAAAATCAATATAAACAGCCCCTCCGGAGAGGGGCTGGAGAGTGGCGCTATGTGCCATTGCATGGTGCCGGGTGCCTCCCGGTGAATTCAGTACCAGCACCTGAATCCGCGATTATCCCATATACCTACTCGCTGATTGCCCCTCCGCACAGGGGGATTCACCATGCCAGTTTCTTTTAACAAACTCCCCGCAAACCAGACAACAGTCAACCGCCTGAATTGTGAAGTATTTAAAAATTTCTCCCGCTAACTGATACCCGGCTAACAGTCTGGCGTTTTCTTTTTCAGCAACGGGAAAGCAACAACCACCACACCCGCCACCAGCACACCGTCAGCCAGCACTGACATTATCCGGCTGCTGCAATGCCATTCACAAAAACAGTAAGCAATCACTTTTTACCGTAACAGGTGATAATCCAGATATGTATCTACCCCAGATGAGTAATCCGAAGTTCATCCATACCACAGGTCCTGGCTATTCTGTTGTACTCCTGAACAAGAGCAAATAATTCTGAATTAGCAACCATGAACTCATCGCAAACCCTCTGTATAGCATCACTATTCAGAATAATAACGTCTCTTCCCAAAAGACGATCAGGAGTACAGAACAAAACTGTCAAACGGCTGAAGGCCTTTGCTCGTGCTGCATTGACTATATCAATACGCTGCCTAAGGATGAAACACCCCGACGCCTCATCAATATTCACTCTACCCACACCATATGAATGATAAATATTTAATACTGAAAAAATCATTAGACCGTATAACAAACACTCAATCAATACTTAACAGAACTTTTATTTTTGACAAACATATAATATTTTCAACAATATACTGAGCCAGGTATATTCCAGTATAAGGCTCTGCCGGAAGAAATCTGGAAGAATGAATATGGCGCGTTGTACTGGATTCGAACCAGTGACCGATTGCTTAGAAGGCAATTGCTCTGTCCGGCTGAGCTAACAACGCATAATGCAGATAATGGATTGCCATCGGGGACCCGGGCCCCACACAGCCAGTTTCGAAAGCTGACGCTCTCTGCCGATGAGCTAATGGCGGTATGTGATGGTGGCCCTTGCTGGATTTGAACCAGCGACCTGGCGATTATGAGTCGCTCGCTCTCACCACTGAGCTAAAGGGCCGGTAGCAGAATAATAATGGTGCGTAATTAATTCTGCAATCCCATCCGTTTCAAACGATTAAATCCTGAACTTCCCTGACTGTCTGTTCAAAACGTCCTGTCTCCAGCTCAACACCAATCGCACAACGCCCCAGTGCCATCGCCGCTTTTACCGTTGAACCTGAACCCATAAAAAAATCTGCAACCAGGTCTCCCGGACGACTGCTCGCGTTGATTATCTGCTGCAGCATTTCTGCCGGTTTTTCGCACGGATGTTTCCCTGGATAGTACTGCACCGGTTTATGCGTCCAGACATCGGTGTACGGAACCTGCGCCGTCACACCGAAATACCGCCGCAAATTTTTATATTCACTCAGCAGTTCCGTATACTGCCGGTTCAGCTCACTGTATGTGCTGACCAGCTGGTGGTGTGGCTTTTCCAGTTCCCCGCGCTGATGTTTTTCTGCCGCAACACGCGCAAACAACGCCTGCAATTTGTTGTAATTACCCTCGTTCGGTAACTGCCACTGACTGGTACCAAACCAGTGCGAAGCCATGTTTTTCTTTCCGGTGGCTTCCGCTATCTGTTTTGACGTTATTCCCAGTGATTTACGCGCATCACGAAAGTAAGAAATCAGCGGGGCCATGACGTGCTGTTTTAGCTCGCGCCCCTGTGCCACATAGCCATCATCTTTCGGGCGATACGGTCCCTGATAATGTTCTGCAAACAGAATGCGCTCTGTTGCCGGAAAATACGCCCGCAGACTTTCCTTATTGCACCCGTTCCAGCGTCCGGACGGCTTCGCCCAGATAATGTGGTTCAGCACATTAAAGCGCTCACGCATCATGATTTCGGTGTCAGATGCCAGGCGATGACCACAGAACAGGTAAAGACTTCCGGCAGGCTTCAGTACCCGCCAGAACTGCGCCAGACACTGGTCCAGCCATTTCAGGTAATCATCGTCGCCCTCCCACTGGTTATCCCAGCCCTCGGGCTTCACTTTAAAGTATGGCGGGTCTGTGACTATCAGATCGACAGAGTTTTCCGGTAAGGTCTGGATAAATTCCAGGCAATCAGCGTTGATTAACTCACAACTGGATATTTTTACAGTATTAATCATAGATCAATAAGCACTTCTCTGATAGGCTCATACCGCTTTTGCGCAAAGCAGATGGGCCTGAGGTTTGCTTGTGACCCCAACGCATGAGCAGATGGCTGGCAGGTGCCGCTAACACCCACCAGCCGCCCATTACCACAAATTAAAAAGCCTTCACTGCGGAAGGCGTCTGTAACAACCGAACTGATAATCTGCCAGACCCGCCATAACAAGCTGGGTCAGTATTAACTGGCAGCGTTCGCGTGAAAGGTAAGTGTTCTGCGCAATTTCCTCGACGGTCGCCGGTTCGGTGACGCTTAATTCATTAAACACCACTCTGGCGGTTTCGGTCATATCCTGCTGTTTTAGCATGCTTTTTTCCCTTTTCCGGTTAACGTGACATACCAATACCTCTTGTCGAAAAAGCCAGCAAGCTGAAAGACCAGTATTCACAACTACCAGCGCGTTTAATGTTCTGTGCCGTTTTTCAGACATAAAAAAACCCGCATAAAGCGGGTTCTTTCAGGTGTCCATGTCTGCTATTCGCCTCGCGGTATAGCTTTGCGAAGCGTAGCTGGATTGAAACAGTTTATGCGTAAAAAATCAAGACATTTTTTGAGCAAACGATTCTCGCATAGGGATGTATAGCGCATATTCAGCAACAGCCAACCAATTAGCAATTCGCTTTTCGCATGTACTAAAACACCATTCCGGGTGCACCTCATTCAACAATTCAGCCATTTTGCGTTTACTCATCCCCCGCCCTTCGTACCTTTGCCGCAGGATATCAATCAATCCAGGATAACGTGCAAGCGCTTTACTTATCACCCCATCAATGCGTAACGCCTCTGCATCAGTACAGTGAGACAACCAGCTCTTCTGTCTGCCAGCGATCATCTCTCGCAAGAATGCTTCCAGCTCTGGTTTATCAATCCCTGACTCCCTGATTCTACGCAGGGCTTCATTGATTGCGGTTTTTGTCAGTTTTTTGGATGCCAGCAACTGATTGAACATATTTCCTGGTTTGCCACCACCTATATACGACCAACGCCCCCACATCCGTAATTTCCCCTGGATCCAGACGGCTTCCAGCGTTTTTAGACGTAAATGCTCGCCGCTTTTGCCTGTAATTTCCGGGTATATCATATTTACGATTACTCACTCTCAATTTTGTAAATCTTCACGCCCAGCCGTCCCCCAGGAACGCGCTGACCGCGCACAATATTGATTTCATCAAACTGCTCGTCGTCTATGAGAAGTCCGGCATGCGTCAGCGCATCCAGTGGTGCTTTCAGGATATTGTCCAGGTCACGACGACGTTTATCCGGTGGCTCTGCAATAATCTTTATCGCCAGCCTTCCGGACAGGTTTAATTTCAACCGCTGCTGGCGAACAATAAGCGCCACATCACGGCGATAACGCTCACCGGCTTTTGATACAAAATATGTGCTGCCACGACGTCGCCAGTAAGTGTTCACCGTTGGCGGGTAAGGCAAAACAAATTCTATGCGTTCAGTCATTCATGCTTTCCACTTCAGGACACCCGAATTTCTCGCGTGCATTAAAAAACGAATCAGCAACAACAGCTGGCTGCCGTGTTTTTCTTCAAAATCTTTTACCCCGGCGTGTAGTTCGCTATGGCATTTACGGCACAGCGGAATAACAAACAAATCATCAGCCTTTGTTCCCATCCCTCCCAGTCCATGACCAATGATGTGATGCGGATCATCTGCCTGATTACCACACGTCATGCATTTCTGCGTTTTTACCCAACGCGTGTATACAGGCATCTCTTCCCGTCGTGGTTTCTGGCGCTGGAGATACTGAGCCGGTGACTCCGGATCAACGGCAATGCTTACCACCGTCTTTTCCTGTGGCGGGTTTTGCTGGTGGGCGTGAGGCAGTAGCGCAATATTTTTTGTGCGCTGCTTCAGCATGCTGGTGGCGGTCTGCTCTCCCGGCACGATGTCGCTCTCGCGGTATACTGAGCGAATTTTTTCCGCGCGTAATCCCAGTGAACGACGTAACACCGTCTCCGGTAGTGCGTCCGCTACGTTATTTATGGTTGCCCACCAGGATAATTCAGCCAGCGATAATTCCCGCTCCTGCGTGCCATTCATTGCGTGGCGGATGACATCAATCATCCATGCTGACAGGTTTTGGTGAGCAAGCTGCCCGAGTGATTCGGAAGTCTGGTTACGCAGCTGGTTGTCGCAGTGCCAGCACAACACCATCGCGCCGGTACCGTAACGATGTATGACGGTTTCACTGTGATGGTAGTCACCATGAGGCCACTGGCAGGATTTAATGTGGCGTAACAGCCAGTCAGACAATGCACCAGCACCACCAGCAGCACGAATCACCCGCTCATCGCTGAAAAATGGCAGTAATGATTTATCCTCCGCCAGCGGCTGGCGAACAGCAGGAACGACTCCGGACGGCAGACCGCGCATGCTTTTCGGTTCCGGCTCCACCAGAACTCGAGGGTTATGAAATACCTGCATGGATTCACGGCCCGGTTTTAGCACCACCAGCCCAAGTTCCGGTACCGGAACAGGTCGAAGTAATACCCGCACGTTACCTCCAGATGCGTTGCTGGAATGTGCGGGACGGACGCGGTGGGCGTTCGGAATAAGGGAGCCTGACATAGATTATCCAGTGACGATAATCGAGGCTGAGGGCTTTCTTAATCTCGTATCCGCGTCTGCGGTAGTTATGAATTAGCCATTCGGCCTGTTCTTCAGTACATGGTGGGTGTTGGTACCAGTCGGTTTTAAATGCGTGTGAACGCCGCCCATGCCGGATGGCAAGGTCGGTATCAGAATTGTGAAATTTGGTTTTGTGCGCCATCTGTTTTCTCTACTGGCGCAGCAGGTGTCAGGTGTTCAGGCTGACGTGCGAATTGTAAACCAGAATGCCAGGAAAAAACAAAACCCGCCGAAGCGGGTTAAGTGCGGGTGCGTTGAGGATGCCTGACTCATCAGAGGTGGCGAGGGATTTCCCCCTCGCCTGGTCTCTTACTCCTCAGGTTCGTAAGCTGTGAAGACAGCGACCTCCGTCTGGCCGGTTCGGATTCGTACCTCGCAGAGGTCTTTCCTCGTTACCAGTGCCGTCACTATGACGGTTAAACAGATGACGATCAGGGCGATTAACATCGCCTTTTGCTGCTTCATAGCCTGCTTCTCCTTGACCTTTCGGTCCGTAAGAGGCTAATCTCTATGTGTCGCATAGATATGGCCTCAGATTAATGTTAAGCGTCTTGCAGGACGCGTAATGTTAACTGGGGCTTTTCTCTATCTGCCTTTTGGTGTTCATGCCTGAGACAGATAGCCTCAAGCACCCGCAGTCATTCTACTTAACTAAGATTTCCCCGCAAACCGTTTTTGTCCGGCACAGTAAATATCCAACTAAACCAATGGCGTTCGCTGTATTTACCGCCAGTATTCAATGCACATGACCGCCATGAACACCCCTAAAAAAAGGGCATTTATATGTCCAAACATTAATATCAAAACATCAACTTTTTCCATATACCTTGCTGTGAAGATGATGGGCATACATGATGCGAACAACCAGAACGCAACAAACAAAAACTGCAATGCGTTTTTCATTATTCCCCCTACAATCAATGTGCAATAACATTTAAACACACCTCAATTTAGCCGGACATATAAATATCTAAACCAGAAAAAATCACTTACATAGCGTTACAAACTCTTTAGTCTAAATATTCATCGTAAAACATTCCCCATACTTATCAGCCCGTTCTGCGCCAGGTAGCTCATTGCCTTATCTGGGAATCTGTAATCAGGTTTCCGGATGCTGGTGGATTTTCGCATTTTAGTTGTTCATAAAAGTGCACAGCTTTAACCAGTTCTTCTGATGTAACCGGGACTGGCGGGGCAGTGAATAAGGCCTGAATTTCATAGTTCGGCCTGTCGTTACAATCCTCTTTTTTCGGTACATATTTCCAGTCACCAGACCACTACTTCCCCTGAAAGTCCGTAACACCTTTTTTTCACGTAGCGATATCGCCATGCCACTGTTTTTGCTTGCCCCGCCGTTTCATGCCCTTCCTGATAATTAACCTCGCTCATTCATCGCCCCACTCATCACAATATGCTTCGACCGGAGTTTTTCCTGCTTCATAATCATCACGCCATGCTTCAGCATCAGCAGCACTGCCACCACATAACTCTGCATAGTCCATTAACAGTTCATGCCATTCTTCAAAACCGACGTTGTATTTAGTTGAACCAAAATCAGCCATTTTGTTCTTCCTCTTCGTCTTTTATTTCGTGATATGAGTAATTGCAGTAGTTAAAGAAAATATCTTTTGCTTCGTCATGTATTTCATCAGGCGTCGCATCATCATCCACTTCGAATTCATCCTCGAAATCTCCACCGGCTATTCCCGTTTCAATAATTATTTTAAACTTTCGCATTTAACTACCGCCCTTTCGGGCGGCCTCCTGATGTTCTGAGGGTGCAGAAATCCCTCCGGTTAAGGATTAAATTTTTAACAGAGCTAAATTTAATTATTCAGTTCTGGATTTTGTCGCCCTGCGTATCCGCGCTTTCGCGTTACGCTCAATCTGAATTAGCTTTTCTATATTTTTTCGCCTTTCCCGCTCCTCCTGACGCAAGAGCCTTACATCATCTGCCAGTCTGGTTTCTCTTTTCGCCACAGAGAGCATCCAGTCAAATGGTTCCACAACTGCACCGCAGATTTTACAGCGGACCTGACGCTCTTTTTCGTCAACCCGGACAGAGGCGTGATGACAATATGGTCTTTCCGATGGCTCATAAAGAAAATTAACCTGATTACGAGGGTCATCCTCTTTTACCGGAAATAAAACGATATTGCTTAACTCATCCTCTGGTTTTATTTCCATGCTCCTCTCCTTTGATGCGAATGCCAGCGGTAATTGAAGCCTGATAGCTAATTTCACTCACAGTACCGCCTCCTGAAAATTTAATGAACAATTCAATACGTTCTTTGGTAATAGTGGTCATGTGTTACTCCTTAACCCGCAGTGCTTTCAACTGATGAGGGGAACAAAATCTTTTCATCAAACCCTGCATTCATATCATGAACAGCAACACACCAATCCATCGACGAACGATTATCAAGAGCCTCCATGATTTCATCCATGCGGCGTAGGTCATACAGGTAAATGCTTTTATCGCCAATGGTGTAAAAGCCAATTTTTTTCGGTGATGGACAGCGATCAAGAACTTCCTGTAATTCGTTCAACCATGCCCGTTCTTTTTTTGTCAAAGTTGCCATATCAGTTTTCCTTATACGGATTAATTTTATTGTGCAGTGTGTTGAATGACGCCCATACCACGTCGTTATACAATTCAGTAACTGGCTCAATTATTTTCCCGATTGCCCAGACAAAAATTAGAGGGGATATCGGTATCATCAATACGATAAACAGAATGAGAAACAAAAATTCTGTCGCCCTACTTTTTTGCGGATATTCTTTTCTGAATAATGTAGTCATTTCTTACCGCCCTTTCGGGCGGCCTCCCGACATTAATCGTTGTGGTAACTCATGGCTTCATTTGCAGCATCAACCGGATCAACCTCCCACCAGCAATAATTTGGTGCGTTTCCTTCAGGTGTCCACGGTTCCAATTCATTTTTTGCCACATTCTCGTCGCCAGTAATTTTAAAAATCTGCTCAGAGAATTTTTTCACCCACTCGTTATATTTTTCAGTGTTAATAATTTTCTGTGTATTTGACATAGATATACCTCCAGTTAAGGATTAAATTTTATTTACAGTGCTGAACTTAATTATTCAGATTTGGATTATGCTTTCTCTTCACGAAGTTCCGATTGTTAATTTGGCTCACAACAGCACCTTCTGAAAATTACCCTGATAGAAAGCCAGTACACGCTGCATAGCTTCGCTCTTCCGGCACTCGCTACAGATTATGTTTTGACGCCTGTCGTAGCGGCGTATTTCTCCGTCTGGTAATGGCCAGATAAGGTCAGGATCAACCACAGATGGTTTCTTCAGATTTGCCCTTGAGAGTTTTTTGCGGGCGTTTTGCCAGTCCTTACGCGCCTGTTCAGACGGGAATAACCCGTAACCAGAGTTGTATACATCGCCACTGGCAACCAGCTCTCTGGCGAGAACACTCATCAGATATCTTGTCGCACCTGTCTTGGCTTCCAGTTGCCGTAACGTCTCGCGCCCACTCCGGCGTACTAGCTCAACAACCTGCCCTTTAATTTTTTCCCGCTCTTCTTGTGTAAATACTTTTGCCATAAGCGCCTCCGGCAATCACTTTTCCGATACAACACGGCGGGAAGAATCAGTAATCTGTCGAACAATATCCCGGTGCTTGTTCAGCTCCCGCAGCGCGGCGCAGACTCGCTCCCACTTCTGAACATCACTTTTCACCCTGCGCAGCGCCAGGTTTGCCCTGCGCAGGGACGGAAAAATCAGCTCATCTGCTTGCGTTTCGGTAAACGATGGCAACGACTGCACAATGTCCGCCACAGTTTCTGTTTTAATTTCTTCCTGTGTTGCGGCTTCCCGGCCTGGTAACGCAGCACCTGCTGGCTGAGGAAAGGCCTTACCATCACTTTCCGTTACCAGCGCGGCTTTCGGCTCTGCTGGTAAATTATCGCCCGGCATGCAGTAACGAAATTTACCGTTCTGATTAACGCGTGCCAGCCGCCCCGTTGCGGTTACCACCGCCAGCGTGGAAGCAACCTTGCGAGTACTGACACCGAACTTACCCGCCAGTTCCTCACACGTTTTAGCCCCATCCTGACCGATAAACTCAATCATCATGTCTGCGGTAACTTTTTGTTCGACCTCCC